AGCGTGATTGACTATGTCAAGAAGAATCCTAGCCTCAAGGTAATCGGATTAACTGCCACCCCGTTCACCAAGGGGCTTGGAACAACTTACTCGAATGTGGTTGGAGCTAAGTCCACGGGTGACTTGATCGAGAGTGGCTGGCTTACGCCTCTCAAGATCTTTATCGCTAAAGAGATTGACATGACTGGTGCCGACAAGAATGCATTCGGCGAGTGGAAAGATGAAGAGGTAACCAAGCGTGGTATGAAGATCACAGGGGACATCGTCAGCGAGTGGATCAAAAACACAAATCAACTTTTTGGTGGCCCGAAAAAGACTGTGGTGTTTTGTGCTGGTGTGGATCATGGTCGTGACCTCGAGCGTCAATTCAAAGAACAGGGTTTCAACTTCGTAGCCATCTCGTATAAAGAGGATGACCAGTTCAAAGCCGATGCCATTGAGGAATTCAGCAAGCCTGATTCAGATATTCATGGTCTGATAGCCACGGACATACTAACTAGAGGTTTTGACGTCCCTGATGTGATGGTTGGAGTCTCTGCCAGACCCTTTTCTAAGTCCTTTAGTTCTCATGTCCAGCAGATGGGACGCATCATGCGTCCGTTTGAAGGTAAGAAGTTTGGCGTCTGGCTAGACCATTCGGGCAACTATTTGAGGTTTCGGGATGATTGGGACAAGTTGTTCAGCGAGGGTGTAACCGATCTCGATGACAGCGCAGAAAAGACCAAGAAGGAGCTGACTGAGAAAGAGAAGGAATCAGCCAAGTGTCCAGCTTGTAGCTCCCTGTGGATTTGGCCTAGTAATGTCTGCGGTTTCTGTGGGCATGAAAAACGCCTCAAGCAAGTAGTTACTGTGGCTGGTGAGCTCCATGAGCTGGGCATGACCAGTAGACAGGCTCTTGCTGAGAATCAGAACTTCTACTCTGAGCTCCTGCACTACGCCAAAGCGCGCGACTACAAAGATGGATGGGCTGCATTCAAGTACAAAGAGAAGTACGGATACTGGCCTAATGGTTTACAAAAGACCACCCGCCCCACCTCAGTTACCACCGCGAACTACATTAAGTCAAGGAATATAGCGTGGTCAAAAGCAAAGGCGCGTGTATGAGAGCCACCGAGATGAGTAACAGAGAGCTGGCAGATTTAGCCTACGACTGTGGCATCTTGGTGCTTACAAAGATGGTCTTTGATGTGAGGTCTAAAAAGTTTGTCTTTGATGGTCATGTACTGGAGGGCGATTTGATAGCCCTGAAGCAGTTTGCACAGGAAGTAGCGAGATTGGAGCATGAAGATGAGTTTTGAAAGCTTTGCAATCGAGCATGGCCTACTGATAAATGGCCTCGAGCTAAACAAATGGATCAGAGTTGGAACAGTAGACCACCCGCAAAAGAAGAATGGCGCGTACATCTTCGATGGTCAAGCTGGCGCGGTGATTAACTTCGCAGTCCACGATAAGCACCAAATCTACAAGTCCACATCAAACTATGTCTACGATCCCGCGATCCGCCAGCAGCTGCAGAAGGAACGCCTCGAGCGACAGGAGAAAGCCCAGCGAAAAGCGTCCTACATCATTAGCCAAACCACCCAGTCCCGCCACCCCTACATGGTTAGGAAGGGCTTCGATATGAACTTATCGGTATGGAAAGAGTTACTTGTGGTGCCAATGCGCGTTGGCTCTTTGCTAGTAGGTTGCCAATTAATAGCCCCAGATGGTGTTAAGAGATTCCTAACAGGGCAGATAACCAAAGGAGCTAGCCTCGTGATCGGGAAAGAAGGGCGCGATATCGTGTGTGAGGGGCTGGCGACAGGGATGTCTGTGCGTCGTGCGATGAAACATTTGCGCTCTCCAGCTCGAATCCACATCTGCTTCTCGGCAAACAACATGGTAGATATAGCCTCGAGCTTGGTAAATCCGCTGGTTATCGCGGATAACGACGACACAGGCGTAAGAAGTGCCAAAAAAATAGCCTCGACCTATTGGCTAGGCGAGGCTGGTGAGGATTTCAACGATACAGAACAGAGACTCGGAACTGTGGAGGTTGCCGAGTCTCTGCGTGGGTTTCTCTAGATTGCTTTGATTGCGTACTTCTTGATAGCGTATTTTGCCCCTTCGTGCCATACGCCCAACGCATCCATGATGGATGTTTGTTCGCTACTGTAGTCTATGTCTTCGCCCGCCTCGTAGCGTGTAACAAAGTCTTCGACAAGGTTTCTTGGCAAATGCCCTACATTGTTTTCGTAAGCGTCCAAAAATGCTTCGCGTTCTTCGTTTGTCATAGTGTTACCTTTTTAAAAACTTGTGCCTTGACCTTTGCAGTCAGGGCAATACTGATATACAGGAACAATCCCGCCACTATCATCGATATCTAGTCCTTGGTCAGTCCAATATGCTTGGCAAGACTCGCACCCGTGTGTCTCGTTCCAAATAGACTCCGCTTCTTTTTCTACTTCTTTCAATGCTTTATCAAACCGCTTGCTAAATTCTTTTGGCTCCTCCTCTAACTGGTTGGCTTTAACTTCAATATCGTCTGTGCCATAGTCAACACCTTCGACAATACTGCCAACAGTTAAAGACACAACTAACTCGCCTCGCTCATCCATGTCTTTCCATGTGCCTAACATAGATAAATCATCACCGCCTAAAGTTTTTTGCACTATTTCTTCATGGTAATCATCAAAACAAGTGCCAGAAACATTTGTATATTCAATGGTTACGCTCATGTATGCGCCACATGAGGTGTACTTGTAAACTTGCCTATAAAGTTCTGCGGGGCTTTCCGCATCTGGAAACGCCTCAATCAAATATTGATTGCTTAACTGGTCTAAATCATATTCATCATGGTTCATAGTGTTTCCTTAGAGTTTAAAATTTTTGCCTTGCGTTCTGCTCCTTCTTTTGATTTGAAAGTTCTAGGATATTTCTCGTAGGAGTATTTGCCGTAAGAAAAAACCGATCTGCCAACCGCATATCTTTCACCTGAATGGTCGGTTGCTACTGCCTTCCATTCTTCGTATTTGGTATTTGACTCATCAAAATCTAAATCAACACTCATAAAGTACAGGGATCTCCCATCTTTTAGCTCGACATAACAAAATGGATGATCGTCAGGGTGAGCGGGATCGTCGCCATAGGTTGCGCCTTCCAGCTCTTCTGCCCCAATAAAAAATACAGGATCGTCCAAGCTGTCGTAATTGCTGAAAGTAGCGGATGCTGGGACAGCTAACCCCTCCTCAATAAGGTCAGCTCTCATGGTAATGATTGTTTTCATGTTGCCCCCAAATCAGGGAATAAAGCATCTATTGCGCTTCCAATGACATCCCAATTGATCCCATGGTTAGCGTCGTGTGATGCAACAATTACTTGCATAACCTCCAGTACTTGCTGGTCTGTTAGTTTCAAATCCATGTTTTCAGCCACCGATTGAATGTCATCCGCGTCCCAGCGATCAATGATTACTGGTTGAAAATTTTCAAAAACTAGTTTTGCCATATTATTTCTTGCCTCCATCTGCGTTGAACATAGAAGGAGCAATAAGCTCACCATCTTCTTCGCCTGACTCAAATTTTGGTGCCGTCCAACCGCTACCATTCTTGGCTTTCAGGGATGCTATGGGAATGAATCGCTCGAGCAGAACTTCCCCATTCTTGTCAAATACATACAAGGCTAAGTCTTCTCTGCCTAAATATGCCTCGACATATCCGCTGGCTTCGCCAACATTGATAACTGCGCTCTTGACCTTGTTGTCAAGCATCTCTACTGATAGTTTCATGATATTTCCTTTCAAGAATAAAATTGAATGTTTTTGCCGTCTTCTGAGGTTATGAATGCCAATTCCTCATATGTAAATTCGCCTTCAAAATCGCCTTCGATTGCTTTTTCTCTTGCATCATCAAAAGAATCGGCCTCGATCTCGTAAGATTTTGTGTACCGCTCTGTTACTGTGAATTTCATATTATTTTCTTCCACTTGTTATAAGTCTTGCGATGTTCTTTTTTATAAAAGTCTTCGCCCGTTTCATAAATGTTTAGCCACTCAGTCGTTGCATTCCACACGTTCTCTCCCTCGTAGATAGTCCATCCATCAAAGTCGCCATGAAGAACGTCCTTTGCATCATCTAAACTAAACTCATAACCCAGTTCAGATGCACATTGAATAATTTGATCTGTATTAATCATGCTGTTTGCTCCACATTAGTGATCACCCAGTCGCCTTCGCCCTCGGGCTTAAAGCTACCGCCATCAGCATCTTTGCCTAGCGCAAATGCCTCGTCTTCAGATTCAGCCTCGATCTCGAGCGTGTAATAGCTCAAGCTGGAGGCCGTGATTTTGTATTTATTCATTGGTACCTTTCGACATTTTGGATAGCACCGAAAGCTGTTGGCCTATGCCTAAGCCAGCTAGCGGTGTGCTCTTGTTTGAAAAACCAGTTGCAGCCGATGCATAAAATTTGCCCGCGAGAATCGTGGTCGGGCGGTCTTTGTACTTCGACAGTTGTTTGGCTGTAGTCTTTGCCCACTCTGCGCGCCAGCTGGTCGAGCGACGCAAAAGGGAGCAATCGTATGGTTCAAGGATTTGGTCGGGTTGAACTACCCCATGCTGGGCAGAGAGAATCAGTACGTCGGCATCAGCTCTGAACGCGGATTTAACCGCGAGCTTGAAAGCTTGGCCTTGATACAGATCCACAGCTCGCGCGGGATAGCTCAATTTAGACTCGGAACAGGCAATCAGAAATAGCTTTCTCACTTAACGCCCCCATCTTCTTGCAAAGAATAAGTTTCGTACAAGTGGCTGGCAATCTCTGTCCAGTTGACATCCAAGAGAAACAGCAACGCGAGGTCATTGGCTAAACTCTTCGTGAATTTGGTAGATTCACGCACTTGAATTTCAGCGTACATTCTTAGCTCTTCCCATAGCCAATCACGCATATTGGCCTGATCGTCGGAGAAATGGTCATAGGGATCAAACCCATCAAAAAGCTTAAAGAAGATAAATTGCGTGGCGTGGTTTGACCAGCCTCCATATAGTTGTGTCATGCTATTCATTCCTTTCCATTTCCCAAGAAGCAATTGTTCCCTTGGGCAAATCAACATCTGTCTTGGACTCCCTTGTGCCGTCTGACCATGTCACAACAACGCACCAATCCTCTATTTCTAGTGGCTTTGTGTTGCGCGCCCAGTCCAATAGCGCGGGATTGTTTTTAATCTTATTGAGTGCGCTACGCTCCTCATTGTCCAAGTCGTCATAACACTCCTCCATACTGTCGAGCGCATCCGATAGCGTGTCGTGCATATTTTCATCACGATAATTTTTGAGTAAGTGCTTTGCACTCTCTGCGGTGTGTATAAAAAGTGTTCCCATGGTTATTCCTCCTCCTCAATTCGCTCGTCTGTATCTGCTTGGGTGTAATAGCTTAAAAATCTCTTGTCGTATGTGGACAGAACTTCGTCTTTGCATTTAAAGCAAACGCGGGCAAGCGGTATGCCTCGTCCATCGTTCTCCCACCAGCTCTCTTCTTTTGTGTGATCGCATCTCATGCTGTCTCCTTTTGACTTGTTTGTTTTACTTCGGTTATAAAAACATCCGCGTCGGGATACTTTGCGTGGTGTCCCTTGAGCACTTTTGTTGAGGCCTCGTAGGCGTCCTTGGCATTGATCACACTGCGGAGATATCCCCAGTCTTTTATCCAATAAACCACCATGTAATTTTTGGGTTCAGGTGCGTAAATACTCATTCTGTTTCCTTTAAATAGCCGTTTAGATATGTGTTTGGCACAAACATCAGTAATTCTTCAAGTGCGGTCAAGTCACCGCGCTGTATGTCTTCCTGTATTTGCTTAATCACAGCTTCGATTAGTTCTTGTTTAGTCATGTTGTGTCCTAGTGAAGTTTGTAAGAGACGACAGCCGAGCTCCAGCAAGCACGACAGTCTCGGCATTCACCGCCTTGAACTGGTGCCATGCATTCCTTGCCCAAGGGTTTATCAGTATGGACATTCGAGACAGTCACATTCTTGATGCCCTTGAGCGATGCTGGAACAAGTGCCAATTTGTCGGGAAACATAGCCGAAAGCCGAACCACCAAATTCTTCGGCAATGATCCGTGCTTCGCGATGTAGCTTTTAACTACTGAATACTCGCGCGTCGGGAGCCAGTGCTTGGTCTTGGGCGTCAGCTCGGCAACGCGAGCGATTTTCTCCAAGTGCCAAAGGCCTTGAAGATCACCAGCGTCATGCCACCGAAAGTAGCTGTCAGCACCAATCAGGCTAACGATTGCATCCACCCAGCTGGGATTGCTGAGAGAGTCGAGCCGAGCGAATTGCGCGGGTTTCACGCGGTTTGCGTAAAGCGCGTAAAACCCATTATTCGCATAACATGAGGCACAAATGGATCCCTCAATTTGAGCCATTTTGTAGCCAGTCTCGCAAGCCTCAGTCGGTAAAGAATAAGACTTGCAAGGCATCTTGCTCGTTTCTGTAAGAGAGCCACAGACCGCTTGCGCGGTCTTGATCGAGATTACTCGCATCAGGCTGGCGTCCTAAAAGATTGCATCCATTCGAGTAGCGCGTCTTTTGCTTGGTAGCGCGTCATACCAAATTCTTCCATTAGGTAGGGACTAGCCCCGAACATATTGGTTTCGCCTGAGTCGCGGAGCTCGAGTAAAAACTCGTGGATTTCTTGTTTGGTTGGCATGGTTAGGCTGCTTTCTTAAATGGTGTAAGGAGGGCTTCTGCGCGTCCAGCTGTGATGAGGCGTCTTGCCTCTGTGCGGTCGTGCGGTTTTTCTTTATCCAGCATGGATCGAATGGTGAACGCGATAGTCGAATGCCCGCGCTCGTACTTGTAGCCAGCTTGGAAGTAGTCGTGCTCTGTGTAAATCATGATTGCTCCTGAAATGAAGGATCAAGCCACAACAACAGTTGAAACATCACCAGCGCGCCAGCTGTGATTGCGACAGTATCCCAGCCGATGTAGAGGGGACTGCTCGCTGGGATTGCGAGATCATTGCAGTAGATTCGTGCCATCACAATCATGCCCACCAGCATCCATGTCATTGCCTGTATGAGGCCTCTGATTACTTTTAATTCCATTTCAAATACTCCAGTTGTTGAACAAGACTGTCTCTCGACAGTTTCGGCTAATCAAGCCTCTTCAGTTGTCCTGTGGATTTGCGCGTGGATCTCGTCCAGCTGGGCGAGCACTTGTTGGCGTGTGCCTGTGTATCCCATCTTCTTCAATATCTTGAGTATTGATACGCCCCGAGAGACTTTGAGCCCGCTGATTTCGAGCTTTAGGCCTTGGCGCAATGTCATGAGTCGAAAGAGCTCAATGTTGTCTTTGCCTGTGATGATCATGATTTGTCTCCGTAGAATTTGTTGGCCAATAAATGTAAGACTTCGCGTGGTTCGGTGTCGAATGCTCCGAACTCCGAAACATTCTCGAGAACTAGTTCCGCCTGTGTGAGTGCGTCTTCCATTGAGTCGCACTGGTTGAAGGCGTCAGCGATGTGCTTGTTTAGGTAGTCAGCTACCAGCTCGACAAACTTCATATTCGTGTACAAGTGCCATGCACTTGGTGTCAAGTGAAGGGTTATCGATTTAGTGACAACCATGTAGCGATCAGATAGAGCTTTCATTGGATGCCTTAAATAAGTGTGGATTGCAAGCTGGACTCCAAAACATTTCAGTTTTGATGCGGTCATATGTGGTGATCACAGAATCTGTGTCGGTGTACTTCTCTGTGATGTTGATCTTCCAGCCCGCAGACTTTGCGCGCTCGAGGTAGGCGGTAGCGTCGCAATCTTCTTCGAGATAGGCCTTGTCGCCCTTGATGTATGAATAATTGCTAGGGGTTAAGTGCAATGCGTGGACATCAGTCGCGGGTATTTCGAGCCAGCCATGCGATGGATCAGCGTGGAATGTGAGCTTGCGTGTAGTTCTTTCAAACATTACTCGTCTCCCATAGTGATAGAGCCACAAGTATTGCCGTTGCTGTCCCAAATCTTTTCGCGCGTCAAGTCTTGGTCGTCGCGCATATTGGTCGCAATAGATTCAAGGATAGATGCCACTTCGCCCCATGGATCGTCTTGGAATGCGTCATTAGCAGTGTTTATGGTGATAGTGATCATGCGTTGTAGCTCCCAAAGTGCATTGCAATCAAAGCTTTAGCAGACTCAATGTGAGCCATGTAGCGCACTTTGATTTCTAAGCATTGCTGGTAAGTGCCGTAGCAAATGATCTCGTAGCTAGGCCTTGGTTTATCGTCTCTACACACAATGACATTGCCATTTCTATTGCTCTGAGCGGTATACATCTAAACTCCTTTAAGGTAGGTTTGGTTAGGCACAACACATGACTAACGCCTCTATCATGTATGGCGTTGACATGGTTTGTCAAGCATTATTTTCATAGGGACATACCCTGTAATGCTTTTGTTGTGAAACTTGTAACAAGTTACAAAGTGCTAACGAGCTTGTTTCGCTCGAGCTTGAGTGCATCCAACTCAGCTTGAGCCCGCGCGCGGATCTCAGCTTGGCGTCGGTCGTGGTCGTTAGACAGTACAGCTCCAAGAGCACAGAGCGCGAAGGATACAAAGCCAAGGGTGAAGATTAGATAGAGCATTAGTGTGTCCAGTAGTTACATAGACATAGACTGGCAAGCCAAGCAAATGTAAGGGTGCTTTGCATTCCAGCGCGGGTTTGGTTATGCTTGGGGTTATTCCTCAGATATACCTATGGAAACACAATGCCACAGAAACTTACGCGCGCGCAGATTAAAGAAGGGTTGGAACAGATCCCGATAGAGTCGTTACTAAGTAGCGGAGCCAATAAGAAAGCCAACATCACCAGTAAGCAGAGGGAATTCGCCCGTGGTATCGCGCTTGGCAAGAGTAAGGCACAAGCATACAGAGACAGCCATAAGAAGGACGCCACAAGGAATACTCTGAAGAAAGAACCCTATGAGCTATTACATAACCCAGTTATCGCCAAGGAGCTCGAGCATTACCGCATAGCATTAGAGGCCGAGAAACATAGAACTCCCAGTCAACTGAAGGCATTGCTGGTGCAACAGCTGGTGCAACACAGCTTGGATGGAGACTTCCCACCAAGTGCGCGTGTCCAGTGCTTACGCCTGTTAGGTCAACTGTACGAGGTCGGAGCATTCGTGGAACGCAAAGAGATCACGACAGTTAATCGGAGCACAGACATCAGAGCGCGCCTACTCGCAACACTTGGAACAGCTATCGATGTGGACTCTAAGCTAGTAGAAGACGACAGCGCGCAGTCATTGCTAGCGGAACTTGCACCAGCTCCAGCCTCTACGATTAGCGATCCCAGCGACCCCACCGAGGGGGCGGGCGACCATTCTGACGGGCTCGCGTGGGTGTCGGGTTCACATACTGTTCCAGACATTCGATCACAAGAAATTTCAAAAGTACAAAAATTTTCAGAAAAAAGTTTTCGGGGGGATGCCTCTGAGATTGGCCAGACTACAGAGAAGTTTGAGGATATGCAATAGGCCCCCTTATGTTTTCTGATACAAAAGGGGTGGGGGTATATTTTTGGAGAAACATATGATTGATTTTGATGAGCTGGATTCCGACTTACTGAAGATAGATGGCTTTGATGAAGCTGCTATTGGTACATCCTGTATATGGAGAGATAACACTAGAGTAGATGTGCTTGTCTATAGCGGCGATGAGATAGTTGACATACTTATGGCGCGCGACGGTATGGAGCAGTTCGAGGCTATTGAGTACATTGAGTTCAATATCGAAGGTGCTTATATGGGAGAGAGGACGCCCGTGATCTTTTGGAAACATTGAATTTGTAACTTGTTACAACATTGAATAAAAAAGTATTAAATTATGACAGAGAAACAGAGAACTATATATTTGGTTATAGACGAATGGTGGAAGAAGTTTGGTTACGGCCCGACTGTGGACGACGTTATGTTTATGACTGGAGACAGGGGTAGGGGTAATGTCCACCGTACTATGAAGAAGTTAGTAGAGATGGGTGCGTGTAAGAGACTAGCTAAGAGCGCGCGGTCTATTCGTCCTAGCTATGTAAAGTTCAGAAGTCTTTTATGAAGACAATCATCCATGTGAACCAGCACGTTATAAAGTCCAACAGGAAGAGTGGCGCAAATGAACCTGTCCTGACTGTGAAGACTTACAAGGACAATAGATACGCCCATGAGGTGAGCGTCTTAGGCCCAAGCAAGATTGTCTATGCACCGGATAAACCGTTGTCATGCGGTGCTCATGTTTGGATTGAAACCCAGAGCGAAGTAGTCGTTATGCCCACAGACGAGGAATACTTAGAGGCTTTAGGCCCGTGCGGCAAATGAACATTGACTTGATAACGGAGAAGATCTCCAATCTTCCGATCAATGAGCAAGAGGCTTTCTTTGAGTCTTTAGCGGAGTACGAGTCATCTCTCAAGAGAGAGAAAGCCCAGATTGACTTTACGAAGTTTGTCAAAGAGATGTGGCCGGGGTTCATCGACGGGCGCCACCACAAGGTCATGGCGAACAAGTTCCAAGAGATCGCAGAAGGAAAAATAAAGCGCTTGATCATTAATATGCCCCCTCGGCATACAAAATCAGAGTTTGCGTCTTTTCTTTTACCCGCGTGGTTCTTGGGGAAGTACCCTAATAAGAAGATCATCCAGACTTCCAATACAGCGGAACTCGCGGTGGGGTTTGGTCGTAAGGTCAGAAACTTAGTAGATTCGGAACAATATGCAAAGATATTCCCAAACGTCAATCTTCGCTCTGATAGTAAGGCTGCTGGTCGATGGGCTACTAATGCTGGTGGCGAGTATTTTGCTATTGGTGTTGGGGGTACCGTTACTGGTAAAGGAGCGGATCTTCTTATTATTGATGACCCGCACTCAGAACAAGAAGCCGCGTTAGCCGCTACAAGTCCCGAGATTTTTGACAAAGTCTACGAGTGGTATACGTCTGGCCCGCGCCAGCGTCTCCAGCCGGGTGGCTCCATCGTCGTAGTTATGACGCGCTGGTCAAAGAAAGACCTGACCGGCCGCATCATCCAATCTTCTATTGATAAAGAAGGAAACGACGACTGGGAGGTAATAGACTTCCCCGCCATCCTTCCTAGTGGGAATCCTCTCTGGCCAGAGTTCTGGTCACTTGAAGAGTTACTGTCTCTCCAGTCAGAACTGCCTGCAGGTAAGTGGAACGCCCAGTACCAACAAAGTCCAACGTCAGAAGAGGGCGCGATTGTTAAGCGGGAGTGGTGGAAGATATGGGAGCCAGACCGTCCTCCCGTATGCGAGTTCATTATCCAGAGCTGGGACACGGCGTTTACTAAGTCTGAGAGAAGCGACTACTCAGCCTGTACGACTTGGGGGGTGTTCTACAAAAACGAGAATCCCAATGACCCTAACGTGATCTTGTTGGATGCTTTTAAGAAGAGGATGGAGTTTCCAGAGCTAAAGGAGAAAGCGTTCAACCACTATAAAGAGTGGGAGCCAGACGCCTTTATCGTTGAGGCCAAAGCTTCAGGCGCGCCTCTTATTTTTGAGTTGAGAGCTATGGGAATCCCAGTATCTGAATTTACTCCGAGCAGGGGGAATGATAAGATGGTGAGGATCAATTCCGTATCTGATTTGTTTGCAAGCGGTAAAGTGTGGGCTCCGTCTACAAGATGGGCGGATGAGCTGATAGAAGAGATGGCAGCATTTCCAAATTCAGACCACGACGACTTAGTTGACTCTACTACCCAAGCTCTTATCAGATTCAGGAAGGGTGGTTTTTTACGTTTGAATAGTGACGAGGAAGACGAGCCTCTAAGATTCAGGCGCAAGATGGCTTATTACTAAGGACGATTATGATTGACAAAAGTCTATACGAAGCGCCGGAAGGTTTGGAGTCTCTTGACTCTGGAGAGTCCGATATTGAAATTGAAATCGTTGACCCCGAAGAACTTAATGTCACCATGGGGGACATGCAGATCACTCTAGGCGGTGACGATATAGAAGACTTTGACGAGAACCTTGCCGAAGTTCTCCCCAATGATGTTATCTCTGAGATTGTCCAAGACTTAATCTCCGACTTTGAAGACGATGTGAACTCCAGAAAAGACTGGATGCAGACATACGTTGACGGCCTAGAACTTCTAGGCATGAAGATAGAGGAAAGAGCTGACCCATGGATCGGCGCTTGCGGTGTTTACCATCCTCTTCTCTCCGAAGCTCTGGTTAAATTCCAAGCTGAGATCATGATGAGCACATTCCCAGCCGCTGGGCCAGTAAAAACTCAGATCATTGGCAAAGAAACTCAGGAAAAGAAAGACGCTGCGACCCGAGTTCAAGATGATATGAACTACGAACTCACAGATCGCATGACAGAGTTCCGCCCAGAGCACGAAAGAATGCTGTGGGGCTTGGGTTTATCAGGAAATGCGTTCAAGAAAGTCTACTTTGACCCAGCAAAAGACCGTCAAACGTCTATTTTTGTGCCGGCCGAAGACATAGTCGTTCCTTATGGAGCTTCAGATATCGAAACTTCAGAGCGCGTAACCCACGTTATGCGTAAAACAGAGAACGATCTACGAAAACTACAGGTAGACGGCTTTTATTTAGACATAGATCTAGGTGAGCCAGAGAACAACCTTGACGAAGTAGAGAAAAAGATCGCCGAGAAGATGGGATTCAAGGCTACTTCAGACGACAGGTACAAAATCCTCGAGATAAATGTGAACTTAGACCTCGAAGGGTTTGAGCACAAAGACAAAGACGGCGAACCAACTGGGATTGCACTGCCGTATATTGTTACAGTCGAAAAGGGAAGCCAAAAATGTTTGGCTATCCGCAGAAACTGGCACCCAGAAGACAAAAAACACCAAAAGCGCCAGCATTACGTCCACTATGGCTACGTTCCGGGCTTTGGTTTCTACTGTTTTGGCTTAATCCACTTAGTCGGAGCGTTTGCCAAGTCAGGAACATCCATTCTGAGACAGTTAGTCGATGCTGGAACTTTATCCAACCTACCCGGCGGCTTCAAAACCCGTGGCCTACGCACTAAAGGAGATGACACTCCTATCGGGCCGGGCGAGTGGAGGGATGTTGATGTTCCAAGCGGGGCTATCAAAGACAACATTATGGCTTTGCCTTACAAAGAGCCAAGCCAAGTCCTTGCTGGTCTATTAGATAAGATCGTAGAAGAGGGAAGACGCTTTGCATCGGCCGCCGACATTCAAGTTGCCGATATGTCTGCCAACTCACCCGTTGGAACAACCCTTGCAATCTTAGAGCGCTCTTTAAAAGTGATGACTGCCGTACAAGCGCGCATTCACTACTCATTCAAACAAGAACTTTGCCTATTAAGAGACATCATCCGCGACTACACACCGCCTGATTACTCTTACGAACCAGTCGAAGGCAAGAAGACCGCTAAACAATCTGACTACGATCTAGTTGATGTCATCCCGGTGAGTGATCCAAACGCCGCGACCATGGCGCAGAAGATTGTTCAGTATCAAGCGGTGATCCAGCTGGCGCAGCAAGCTCCACAGATCTATGACCTCCCCCAGCTCCATCGACAGATGCTAGATGTACTGGGTATCAAGAACGCGCAGAAACTAGTGCCACTAGAAGACGACGAGCGCCCAATCGATCCAGTATCTGAGAACATGAACGCACTCAAGGGTAAACCCATGAAGGCGTTTATCACTCAAGATCAGGACGCGCACATTGCCGTCCATCAGGCTTTCCTGCAGGATCCAAATATCACTCAAACGATTGGACAAAACCCACAGGCCAATCAAATCATGGCCGCCTTGCAAGCCCATATTGCCGAGCACTTGGGTTTCCACTACCGCAACGAGATAGAAAAGCAGATGGGAGTCACCCTCCCAGAGCCCGGCAAACACTTGCCGCACGAAGTGGAAAACGAGCTGTCCAAGCTTATCGCTCAGGCCAGCAAACAGCTACTCGACGAAAACAAAGCCGAGGCAGCACAACAGAAGAACCAGCAGTTGGCACAAGATCCACTTGTTCAGATGCAACAAAAGGAATTGGCCATCAAGGAAAAAGACGTTGGCATCAAAGAGCAAAAGGCTGCGGCCGACGCTCAAGCCAAGCAAGCCCAAATCGTTAACGAGTCCACTCGTATTGCGAACCAGAAAGAAGTCGATCTCTTGCGTATCCAAGCTGATACCCAAAAGCATGGAAGTTCACAAAGTCAAGCCGCCGGTCTGGAGCGCCTACGCCTCGGTGTAGACGCAGCCAAGACAAACGCCCAGTTGGCCGTGCAAAGAGAGGCGCAACGAAAGGTTAATCAATGATTGATAAGTACCTAGAACTTTTGACCGGCAAGGTCAATGACAAGATTTTGCAACTTCAAGAAGCCATGGCAGATGGAAATGCCAACGACTTTGCGGAGTACAAAAAGATGTGCGGAGAGATTAAAGGTCTTCTCACCGCGCGTTCCTTCATCCAAGACCTACACGAAAGATTGAAAAAAGATGACGACGACGAGTGAATCAGTAGATTTACTGAAAGCAATTGACCTAACAGGACTATTGCACAAGACAGCAGACGAGAAAGCCAAACAACTCCCCACCCCCTCTGGATACCGCATTCTGTGCGCCATCCCTGAGCAGGACAAAGAGTTTGACAGCGGAATCATCAAAGCTGACGAAACTATCATGATTGAGGAAACCCTGACAACCGTGTTATTTGTGGTTGCTATGGGGCCAGACTGCTACAAGGATCCAAGTCGTTTTCCGACCGGCCCTTATTGCGAAGTTGGTGACTTTGTTTTGATTAGACCCAATGCTGGAACCCGATTGGTTATCCATGGTAAAGAATTCCGAATGATCAATGATGATTCGGTTGAAGGTACCGTTGACGATCCACGCGGAATTCGGCGCAAATAAGGAGCAGAAATGCTAGACGAATACAAATTCCCCGATGAAAAAGAAGACAAAGACAAAGTAGATGACGAGATAGAACTCGAATTCGAAGATGACACCCCTGCTGAAGACCGGAATAAAGACCCGCTCCCAGAGGAAGTTAGAGAAGAACTCTACAACGATGAGCTAGAAGACTACTCGACTAAGGTCAAGAAGAAGCTTATCCAGATGAAAAAGCTGGCGCATGACGAGCGTCGGGAAAAAGACGCCGCTAGACGCGAACAAGATGAGGCTGTTGAGCTGGCAAAAAGGGTAATTGAGGAGAACAAACGCCTCAAATCCACCCTAAACGACAGCGAAAAGAACGTCTTATCGTCTATCCAGCGCGCAGTTGACTTGGAACTTGAGGCGGCAAAACGGGCTTACCGAGAGGCTTATGACTCTGGTGATACCGAAAAGGTAATGGATGCTCAGGAAAAATTAACCGAAGCGTCCATAAAACGCGACAAAGTTAAGAATTACCGACCAGCGCCTTTACAAACCGAAGAGTTTGAGGTACAAACGCCCACAAGGCAACCAGAGCGAGTGCCTGTTGATAACTCAGCAGTAGCTTGGCAGAAACAGAATACTTGGTTTGGAGCCGACAAGTTGATGACAGGTATGGCCTTGGCCATGCACGAACAACTAAAAGAAGAAGGAGTAGTCCTTTCTTCACAAGAGTATTACAGACGTATTGATGAAACGATGCGTCACCGGTTCCCAGAGCAATTTGAGAACAATAAACCCGGCGAAAGTCGCGGCACAAAACCAAGCTCGGTAGTGGCTCCAGCCAACCGCAGCACATCCTCAAAGCGTGTCAGGTTGAACACAAGTCAACTCAACATCGCTAAAAAACTAAACCTAACTCCCGAGCAATATGCTAGGGAGATGCTTAAATTGGAGGCCTAAATGGCTGAAAACAGAAAACCTCGGGAACTTGAAGAACGTGTAATAGAAGAGCGTCCAAAGCAGTGGATGCCAGCTGAACTTCTTCCAGAACCAGACAAAGAACCCGGGTACCGTTATCGCTGGATTCGTGTTTCAAACTTAGGTACGGCTGACCCCCGCAACCTTTCAGCAAAACTGAGAGAGCATTGGGAGCCAGTGGCCCTAGAAGAACAACCAAAATTCAGACTGCTAGCCGATCCGACTAGTCGATTCAAAGACAACATCGAAATTGGCGGGTTATTGCTCTGCAAGACTCCGGATGAGTTGGTGGCCCAGCGTAATGCACATTACGCTAAACAAGCCAATGCTCAAGCGGAAGCTGTTGACAATAGCTTAATGCGTCAAAGTGACCCGAGAATGCCTCTCTTTAGAGAGAACAAGTCCTCGACAAGCTTTGGCAAAGGTGCTTAACTTTTTATAGGAGTCTTAAATGGCTTATCCGACCGTCAATAAGACGTATGGGTTTAAACCAGTCAACCGACTGGATGGACTTCCCTACGCCGGAGCGATCCGTCAAATCCCCATCGCGGCTGCTTACGCTACCGCAATTCTCAACGGCGACACTGTTCAA